TGGACAAAAGGCTGTAATTTCCATCAGCATCAAATGCCTTGATGTGATACGTCACCGCACCGGCCTCAAGATTGCCGATCTTTAATGTCGTGCTTTGCGTCGTGGCAACAACATCATTGTTGTCCCAACTAGAGCCCTTGCGAATCTCATAACCAGTAATGTCTAGATCCGCAAAACCATCATCAGCATTGGCCCCAGCTTTCATGTCGTCCCAGTTCAAAACAACGCCAATGTGTTGATCGATCGTTGCTGAAAACCCTGTTACAGTGCTCGGTCTTGCAGTTTTGCCTTCACTGCTAAATGTTCCAGTTAGAGGAACTGCGGAGGGGACTAGGGCTGCATTTAAGGCAAAAATTTTAAATTCATAGGAACCTGGCAAGGTATTTAAAATCTCATAATCTGTTCCTTGCTGGCGACGAACGTTCCAGTTGCCGTCATCAACTCTCCAACGCACTTCATACTCATTCACTCCAAGGACAGGCTTCCAACGAGCTAACACTTTGACGCGAACCTCGTCTCGATACTTGTAAAGCTGCTGAGTAATCCCGCTAGATGCTGATCCATCCTTCCATTCAGGCGTTGCAGGAATTTCATTGAGGTTGCTGATATCGCGGAACGTCAACGCTTGAGCCTGCTCTACCGCAGCAAACTTGCTTGCGTTGTAACTCAGGGCTGTGATAGTAAATTGAAAGCTATCTGCCTCGACTACAGAAATAACTCTCCAAGTTGAAGTTTGGATATCAGCAGTACCACCTCCTGTGGTTTGAACGACCCAAACAGTGTTTGCGTTTGGGGCTTGTGAGAAAGCAGTTTGAACAGTGATATTGGCACCAGTAATGTCACTGATGTCTCGTGTTTCTACTGATCCATCAGGCAGCACAACGCTCAACGTCCTAGTGCCGGTGAAAGAATTGGCGGGTAGGTCAGTAAGAGCCGTGTCGTCAACAGTGACCTGGGTAATGTTCCCTGACTTAATTCGACCACCTCTCCTAAATCCAGCGCGAACAGGATCACTAATTTCAATGACCTGCCCTGGACGAACGATTACCCCAGCGTCGATACTCGTCGTAAAGCTAACGGTCTCTGTCTCGATGGATTCGCTTTGCAGCAACCACTTACCGACCCGGAAGGCTTGACCTCTAGAAGTACAACCAAACGCGTCAATGTTCTTGGTGATAACTCCGTATTTAGTAATTGCGTCGTCATCCTTGACCTCCTCGTAGACCTGCGTTCGCAGATCCATGTCAAAGTACTTAACGATGGCCACAGTGGCCCTTGCCTTCTGGGAACTGCCTTGATATATAAATCCAGCCTCGTCAACGTTAGACCTGTTGAATAGATAGCTTGTGTCTTGAGGCGAATCCTGGGCAATGGTTAAAGAGCCAGAGCTGTAATAAGGCATTGCTCTGAATACAGAGCAAAGGCTGTTGATGATGTCATAAGCCTCAGATCTTTGTTGCAGATTTACGTTTAAAGAAAAACGAGGCTCAAGACCTTGCGCAGTGCCGGTGCCTGACCCTGCGCCACTAGCAACAAACTGCTGACCAACAGTATTTGAAGTAGCGCCAATGAGGGTAAAGTCAGTTGTTCCGACAGAAACAATTTTGTATGACTTTCCGGGCTTGAACCCTCCAGCGGTCACAGGGCTCAAAAAGTCCTCAATGAGTGCTGATGAGTATTGACTGGCACTAAAAAATGCAAACTTGTCTAGCTTACTTGCATTCCCGTTAAAGCTTGTTTTCTCACTTTCTGTGAGAATATGATCGCCTAAGCCATATCTTTGAGACGTAAGCAAATCGTACAAACACCAAGCCGGGTCATTCGTGTATGTAGCTGCAGCAAAAGTTCCGTTCCAAACTCCAGAGTAGGCCAAGGAACCGTCATCACGAACAGTCGCATTGCTTGGAATGCGAACTTTCACGCCTTTAAGGCGATACATTCTTGTTGGAACACTGCTGAATTGCTCAGCATTAACTCGAATAGAAGCTAAAGCACTGTTGTTGTATGTGTTATTTGTGTATGTGACCTTAGTAAAGCTGGCCAGGCTAAAAGCATTTACCTTCTTTGGATTTGAACTGTCCTCAGTAATTCTGCGGACTTTTATGTCAATCGGAAAGTTTCTTTCCTCAAGATCAATTTCGTATTGACGCTGATAAAGATCGCCTGTGCGTCCAGTAATTTTGTCAGTAAAAAGCTCTGTAAAACCGCCATTGTTTTCTTGGATGTCAACAGCAAGCTCGACTAAAGTGCCCTTGATATCACCATCGTCGTTAATAAATTGCAGTTGAGGAACGCTGATGGTCAGCCTGACGGCATCAACGTCCGTCTCAGAGACAGAAATTGTTTGAGGCGCAGCCGTGGTAACAGTTACGCCAACAGTGACTACTTGTGATGCTTCGTCAAATCCTGGAATTAAAGTTTGACTTGCGGTTCCAGTTCGGAACTTGATCGTCACACCTGAGAAATTATTTGTGCCATCAGCGTTTTGTACTGGCGTGTTGTTGAAAAAAACGCCTTTCAAGCCATCAACGACTCCCTCAACTTCACCTTCACTAAGCAGGTCTAGAACTCTTGCAGAGCTATGCGAATCAAGGCTGTCTGGATCAGTCGAGCCGCCGCCGCCAGAGTTTTTGCCACCACCAGCACCAATGATGTCGATCATGCTTCAACCTCGTTCACGTCGATGGAAGATGAAATGACAACAGAGCCAACCATCACCTCTCCGTAAACTACCGGCACAGCGACCCCTGCACGACTAGTTTGCTGCACACCACTGAAGAAGAAAGAATTTTGAGGGTCGTCGTATGAGCTTGGTGTTGGTGGAGTTGGCGTCAAAAGCTGCGCAACACCTCCTAAGACAAGTTTTGCGCCAACAGCGCCCAAGATTGCAGAGCCGTACGCTCCAGTAGCGTAAAGACCCGCTTTAACAACTCCGCTAGCTGTCGCTACTGTTCCTGTCAAGCCAGCACCTGAACCACCAGCAAAAGCTGCGATGCCAAGAGGGGTGAACGAAAGGCCAATCAATGCAGCCCCAAGCAGAATCTGAGTGCCGCCACTGCCAGCACCACCAACTACAGGAATGATCGATACATCGTCCAAGCCTGCTGGGTAGTGCAGCTCCTTATCTGACAGGTTCCAAGTGCCAACCTCGACTTTGTAGTGCTGCTCAGCCATATGCTTTTGTAGCTCAGGCCAATTGCAGACTAAAAATCGCAC